ACAGAGTTAATATGGGGCGGGGATCACGACCTTGAGGAGGAAGATGAAAACTATTCAATGGTCACTAATCTTTCTTGCCCTAAGTGTGAATCAATTGTTGATGTGTATCTACCTAAAGAGAAAGAGTCCGATGACAATGCAGAATAATAATTATGATGTAGATTACAGCCAGTTTTACTTAGACGCTAAAAAAGCTTTTGAAGCTATACCAGAAGCGGTTAACAATAAAAATTACGCAGAAGCGGAACAATGTGCTTTGGATGCAATGGTAGAAATAAAACTGGTTTGGCACAGCCTTCAACTGCTACGAGAAAAAAACGAAGTGTTATGGGGAAAGAAAATATAATGAATAGATCAAGTTTATTAAAAAGTGCGGACGAATTAATCAACGGAGATCGCGCTAAAGATTATGGTGATGCTTATCAAAATCACGATAAGATAGCCATAGCTTGGAACGTGATAGCGAAGTCAGCGCTTGCGCGGCATGGTCGGATTACACCTTCTCATGTAGCGTTAATGATGGATTGGGTGAAGACCGCACGTTTGCTAAACACTATAGACCATGAAGATTCTTGGATCGACAAGGCCGGATACACCGCACTTGGTGGGGAATTCTCCCAAAATGATAAAAAATAAAAAAGGGACTTTATGGTTGGAACAGGAAATTTGCAAATGGCTATGTTTACTCCGAAGAGCGAGTGGATACCTCCAATGGAATTGCCGGACCTCACCGGCGCAAAAAAAATTGCTATCGATGTCGAGACTAGAGACCCTGACCTCAAGACTAATGGACCTGGATGGGCCACGGGAAATGGAGAGGTAGTAGGCTACGCGATTGCTGTTGATGATTGGTCGGGCTACATCCCAATTCGGCACATGGGGGGTGGTAACCTTGATGAAAAAGTGGTTAATAAGTGGCTCAAGCAGGTCTTTGAGTGTCCCGCCGACAAAATCATGCATAACGCCCAGTATGACGCGGGTTGGATTAAGCGAATGGGGTTTGATCTCAAGGGTCGCATCATCGACACGATGTTGATTGCGGCGTTACTTGACGAGAATAGATTCAGTTACAGCTTAAATGCTTTATCTTATGATTTGCTCGGTAAAACAAAATCAGAGAAGGGTTTAGTCGAGGCCGCTAGAAGTTTCGGTGTCGATCCGAAAGCTGAGATGTGGAAACTCCCAGCCATGCACGTCGGTGCTTACGCGGAGGCGGATGCCGAGCTCGCTCTCGAACTTTGGAATTACTTCAGCATTCAGCTTGGTAAAGAAGACTTGTGGGGGATTGCTAATCTCGAACTGGACCTCCTTCCATGCCTCATCGAGATGACTTGGCGCGGGGTCCGAATCGACCAAGACAGAGTTGAGCAGACTCGGGATGGTCTTCTCAAGAGAGAACGGAAAATTATGAAGGAGATTAAGGACATTGCGGGGCGTGACATTGAAATCTGGGCCGCACAGTCTCTCTCTAAAGCGTTCGACAAAGTTGGAATCCAATATCCAAAGACAGAAAAAGGCGCACCGAGTTTCACCAAGCTCTTCCTCCAAGATAACCCTCATCCGCTCTCGCAACTCGTACTCCAAGCTCGGAACTTGAATAAGACATCCAGCACCTTCATCAATACAATCATGAAACACGCTCACGCTGATGGCCGAGTACACAGTCATATCAATCAAATCCGATCTGATGATGGCGGCACGGTGTCTGGTCGATTGAGCATGAACAGCCCAAATCTTCAACAAATACCGGCGAGGGACCCTGAGATGGGGCCGATGATACGTTCTCTATTTTTGCCTGAAGAAGGAGAGCAATGGGCGGCAATAGACTTCTCGCAACAGGAACCACGAATCTTGGTTCACTACGCTCATGTGTATGGTCAGAGCCGGAATTTACCCTTGGAGGGTGCGTCAGATTTTGTAGAAGCATATAACGCTGATCCTAACACAGACTTCCATAGTCTAGTAGCAGAGATGGCTAACATTCCACGCAAACAAGCCAAAGTTGTTAACCTCGCCATGATGTATGGCATGGGCGTAGGTAAGCTATCAGAACAGTTAGATATTTCTATGGATGAAGCGAAAAGTCTAATCAATCAGTACCACTCTCGTGTCCCTTTTGTTAAAGGTTTGATGCACGGCGTGATGAACCGTCTGAACGATAAATCTTCGTCTGGTTCGATCCGATCAATACTGGGACGTAAGTGTCGATTTGATAAATGGGAGCCGGACACCTTTGCCATGAACAAAGCCTTGCCCTACAAAGAAGCGATTCAAGAGTACGGGGCCACGACCCGATTGAAACGTGCTTACACGTATAAAGCTTTGAACCGATTGATCCAAGCGTCCGCCGCCGACATGACCAAGAAAGCGATGGTTGATTTATATAAAGAGGGGATTGTACCGCTGACCGCGATTCATGATGAACTGGCCTTGTCGGTAACAGATAAAAAACAAGCGGAATACATTGCTGATATAATGACAAAAGCGGTTCCTTTAGAAGTCCCAAATGTTTGTGACATTGAAATTGGTCCAAGTTGGGGCGAGGCTAAGTAACTGCTACCCTCCTCTTAGGTTGTTTTTCCCCCGAATAGATGTTATTTGGGGGTTTTTTTTGTTGCTTCGTCTTATATATTCGCATATACTCCCATGTAGTCAGTCAAAGAAAGTAATGTTATGGATACCAATAAATGGAAAAGCGTGTTAGTCCCGAGAGATATCTATCTCGTGATTAAAGAAATGAGTAAAGCCGAAGGGCGAACCATCAGCGGTCAACTGCGTGTGATCTTTGATGATTTTGTACATAAGTATAAACCTCGTGACGAGGATGATCGTTTCGACAACTAAAAAAGGGGGAAGTATGTTCAAGAAAATTATAGCTGTATTATTAATCGTTTTACCTTTGAGTGCCTCTGCGGGTAGGATGTTAAAATGTGACGGGGTCATGACAAACACCGGATACAAGTACGTTGGCACATACTGTATGGACCTTAACTGTACTTATGTTCAGCGGTTCGTTTTCGATAGTTATTGCCCGTATAACATGTAAGTGAATGTTGAACTTTCCTTTATTTTTAGATAGAATTAACCGGACAACGGGATTCGTCCTATTGTTCTCTGTGTAGTGATTAAGCCCTTAGTCTAATCCCCTGACTGAGGGCTTTTTTTTGCTGATAGGCCAAAGTTAAAACGATAAGGAGACAACGATGAAAGATATTCAAGACATTAACTCAAGTACTACCCCAGATACGACCCCATATACGACCCCAGATACGACGAGTCCAACAAAAGAAAAAGAGTTTGTTAACGGACTCATTGTTAAGAAACCACGCGACACGGCCCCCGAGTGGATTAAGTGCAACCTCAGTATCAAGCGTGAGGACTTACTTCAATGGTTGGGTCAAAAGGAAGGCGATTGGGTGAACGTACAAGTCTGTGAAGCGCGCTCAGGAAAATGGTATGCTGAGGTAGATAACTGGCAACCAACAAAGAAAGCGTCGAGTGACAATGGACCCCGAGGATTTTAACATTGATGACGAGGAAGAGTATTTCATTTCAGCTACCGAGATTGCGGATTTAATGAGAGATTTAAACGAACGTGGCGTGTCTCAAACCGCCGCTATGGGCGGAGCCTTGACGCAGTTGCTGACGCAACTCTTCATGGGCAACCCGTCTCAAGCCGAGGCCCTTGGCATACTTGCTTCATGCTTGGCCGCCGCCTCAGAAAACGCCGAGAAATTTGAAAATTTAAAGGTTGGTTTAATCGATAATGAAAACATTCATTAATTTTAAGGGAAAACAGGGAAAACAAATGAAAGAAAAAAAATCCAGTACGCTTTACTCGAGCATCATTATTCCAATCATCGCGGGATTGCTTGCGGCAATTGCACATCGATTGTTTAATCAGTAATGCCCTACGAAAAATCAATCGAAGAGGGTATGATCGAGGCCGAGGCTTGCGTCAACAATTTAGAAGAGGACAACCTCTCTTTGTCCGAAGCATTGGCCGAATATAAAAAAGGTATCGAACTGCTCCATTTCTGCGACATAAAATTAAACAGCACCAAACAACAGATTCAAATGCTAGATTACAGCACAGGTCAGCTTATCGATGTCAATCCCGAATCCGTCACAGGCCCTATTAACAAGAAGTCGTAAACCACGAAAAAATTTGCTTTGGGTAGAAAACGATCATGTAGTGGTTTACAAAATCGGGGCCCCCTCAAAGTGGATAAGTCGATGTAAACATTGCGGTAAAAGCCACGAACAACAAAGTCGTTCGATTAAAAAAAATTACATTGCCCGCGCTTGCCCCGCCTACGCTCCGCGAAATAAAATTTATAAAAACGTCGAGGACAGTAAACTCGTTCAAAAGTATGGCATCACCTTCGACGATTTCAAAATCCTATTAAAAAATCAAAAATACCGATGTGCCATCTGTCATATCCATCAGTCCAAACTGGCTTACCGCATGGCCGTGGACCACGATCACGGAACAGGTAAGGTTCGGGGACTGCTCTGCCGTCCGTGCAACCACGCGCTAGGGCTACTGAAAGACGATCCACGGAACGCGGCCCGCGCTTCAGCGTATTTGAATTTTCATAAGACGTAAAAAAAGGGAGCCGAAGCTCCCTTGATTACAACAAAGGTAAATTAACGATTGGCAATGTACATTGTAATTTCAAATCCAAAACGCATTTCCGTGTACTCAGGTTTACTCCAGATCATGACCATCTCCTTTCTTTAATTAACTTTTGTTTCTTATACGCTTCAATCTCTCGTCGTCGGCAGTAGGCTATCCATAAGGACATAACACCCTCCTTTTTAAAGTTAGGTGCGTTCCTTCGACACGATGTCTACTTCCGTCCCTACTGGGATGAACGATTCAATAACGATACCAGACTTTAATATTTAGTCCATCATGTTTATCATTAAAAATCGACTCGACAGTCATCGCTTCGTATTCCCTGTTTCTCCATTGGGCTAGAGTTTTTGCGTTTTGTTTATCGGCTTTTAGCCATTGGCAATCGTGGTAAAGCTCGTGTACTAACACCCTTGCGGTAAGCATATCAGGACGAATGTAGACCACCCCATCTAAAAAGAAAGTGTCGTTACTTGGCACTACGGGGGCTTCCGGTTCACAACCCAGCAAAGCCAGAAAGATGAGTACGGTCTCCATTTACATAAAAGAATCAACCCATTAATTCATTCCCAAAAAAACATTAACACCTCTACAAAAAAGCATTAATCCGGCACATACGGAAAACTTACCGGATGCTTAAAGCAAGCAGTCAACTCACCTTGTCCGGCCTCAATAAAGAACTCTGTCTCCGCAGGGACTTGACCCATAGGGCACTTACACACAGCGATACCGTTGGGGCCTTTCTTGCAATTCCAACTGAAGCAGTTAGATGCATTGTATCCCTGTTTGAGTTCCGCCGGACATTTCTGAACAACAACCCTCATCGCCCGTGGTTCATGGCTGAAGTGATTTGATTCTTGGGGGTACTCTAACCGAGGCCAAAAGGTAGACCAAACATGGTCGCTGTCCGTTGGGCTACACGATCCTTGCATATTACCAATAGCGGGGTCAGCAATGTTTTTACCGTGGAGGATTGGGCATTTACATTCAACCTCTGGATAGGTTTCGCCCGCGTTATTGGTGATTGTGTTCCCCGTGGGTGTACAGGTTGCCGCCGCGCATAGTGCAAAGTCTCCATCACAAATCGTAACTTCCGCATGGGCGGGTAAATAAAAAAGTGCAAATAATAAAAATAATTTTGTCATAGGTAATACTCCCTGTTGGTTTTAATTTAAAAAAAATTGCATGAATTATCTGTCCCAATGTCCCAATCGTGTTTTCAGGTTGTGACCAATTATAGTTCTTTTATATCAATCAGTTAGGTTGAATTGTCCCAATTGTCCCAATGTCCCAATATATTAAGGTAAGTCCTATAAATTAATAAATAGGTATATATAGGTGTATATGTTTTTTTAGAGGGTCTCTCCATAACATTGGGACATTGGGACATTGGGACCGATTATATTTCTTTTATATCACGAAAAGAAGGGACTACATAAAGTGTTGACAACCTCGCATACCTAGTCCAGAATAGAAGTTCATCCACACAAACGGAGAACGAAATGAGATACCAACTACATTATAACGAATACATTTACGCCGATAACCTAGAGGAAGCCGAGAAAAAGTTTATCGGAGTGCTCGCCTATTATGTTGAGATAAAAGACGTTTCAACTGCCGGATTCGAAATCACAGAATATGATGATGAAGTTGATCCGTATAAGGAGGTCACAACATGAGCCAATGGGCCTTGCACCGAGAATTATTCGGAAACGATAAAGATAAGCTCATCCAACTCTCCCTTGAGCGTATCGAGCGAGACGAGGAACTTGAACACGTTTATGCCCTCTTGGCCCACGTGCCGCGTGGCGACCTAATCGAGTATGTGATCTGCGGGATTGACGAGGAATCCATAGAAAAGTTAATCGAGGGAAAAATTATCAGTGCCAGTGAGGCGCGGGTATTGGGGGACTTATGACGGATAAACACACGGAAGACTTATGCGTGTACTGCGGTAATTCTACCGCATTAGGCTCAGGTCGGTTCGTTAACCGAATTCCTGTTGAAGAGGGGTGGGGGTGCGCTGATTGTTCTGGATACGAGTGCGACCGGTGCGACAAACAACTTTATCTCGATGCCGAAATCACACCCGACCAATGCGGCATGGATACAGAGGAATTCAGCGATGGTAACAGACATGTGTGTGAATCGTGCCTCACGGCCCACGAGTCTTCTCAATATCACAGTGAAAGTGAGTCAATAATATGAAGGTTAAAGACATAAATGAATAAAAAATTAATCATGGAAATTGCTAACGAGTCTGGCCTCTTGGCAATACTTGAACAACACTCTGGAGAATTTGGAAACGGTACGCTTGAGAATACGCCATATCCAGAGCTAGAGAGGTTCACCGAGTTGATTGTTCGGGAATGCTATCGTAAGCAATATAAAAGTATGAACGAAAAGAAAGAGAGGGGGGATGATGGCTAACTACACAATAAAAACAGCGGAAAGCCCCCTCATCGGCTTAATCCCATTGAGGAGAAAACAATATGAACGTTAAAAAACTAAAACCATACCAAATAACCGCCACAATGACCTACATTATGGAAGTCAATGCTGAAGACTACAGCGATGCCGTGGGCATGGGTCGAGAACGCCTCACCGATATTCCGTTCGAAGATTGGAGCCTTGTAGAAGTCAAAGTCGATGCAGAAGAACTCATGCCCCGAATGAACGAAAAAAATGTTTAAATACTACCTCATACATAGACTCCCTAGGGTATCCACAGAACAATGGAAAAAAAAGACTACAACCGTTCCCTCACACACCGCGAACTCGAACTCGTCCTCGAAATCATAAAACCACTCAGTTTGAAACTAACACCAGAAAATAAAAAAATACTCGGACGAGCAACAAACAAACTACAAAAACTGTTCGACGAACAAAATCCTAGAAATACACCAAAAAAAGTGAAAAACACCAAAACACTAAAAAATACCACACTAGGCCCATGGGATTGGCTGTATAGCCCAAAAGAAAAGAAATCGACCTGAGTGGGCTGTAGC